TAAATATTTGTACACCTTTTCGAGCTATGATGAAAAAGAGGAAGTCTTCTCAGACAGAAACATCTTCCCAATCGGATGCATTGTTAAACTAGAAAAAATACTACTCTAATATTTCTGCGTCTTCAACTCCGGCAAAGATTTTGCCATATCTTCTTAATGATTTTTTAACTTTACTATCTAGTTCCTCATCACTTAGATCAGAAACATTTTTGTGTAGGTGCATACTTCTATCTATGTATAAGCCACCTGCTTTTCCACGTGCAACTTCAGCATTGGTAGCTGCTGTCCACGCTTTGTTTTTTCTGGACTCATCTCTAAGTTGACCTAGTTCTTTCAGATGAGATTCATAAGTTATCTCATACTTCTTTTGAAGTTCAGCTCTTAGCTCTCCTATGTATTGAGTTACTAGGGGGTATTTATCCTCATTCTGTAATCTACTTGCATGCATATAAGCTGAGTCTTCTGCATAGCCAGCCTTCTTAGCACAATCAGTAGCGGTCATTCTGCCTTCATTGTACACTAATAATTGGGCAAATTTTATTTGCTGTTCTGTTAATTTTTTTGGTACTCCTGCCATATATTGCATTATAATTTTTATTAGGTATATTGCAACCTATGTTAAGTGGAAAGTTACTAAGACAGATATTAGATAAAATGCTCACAAATTCGACCGTAGCCAAGGAGGCTAGAGTTCAAATTGTAGACCCGAAGGGTAGATTTTATGATGTGACGCAGATCCGTCTAGCTGAAAACAAGCTGATTGGAGTCAGAGAATCACATAGAATTATAATGACTATAGCTGAAGAAAAGGGTTGGAAAATGGGTAAGGTTGTTAAGCTAAAAGACTAACACTTATCCTGAATAGATGCATAAAAATGAAACAAAATTTTGGCATCAAATCAAGAATGCTGGGTGGAAAATTTCGTTTACTCGTATTGAAAATAGCGCCTCTCATGGTACTCCAGACTTATTATGCCAGAACGAAAACCATGTATTTTTTACTATCGAATTAAAGCTAAGTTTGGATAAGAAGATAAGGTTTAGTCCTCATCAAATTTCGTACCATGTACGACATCCTAAGAATACATTTATCTTGCTAAAGACCCTCGGTCCTTTAGCCATAAAACTTTATGAGGGGAAGGATATCCTTGAGCTTGTGGCCAAGGGCCATGAACCGCTTGAGCCTGTCGCTTGCGGACTTGAGGCCTGTGGCTTGTGGCTCGAGGCGCTAGGCGCTTGAGGGCGGGTCCCTCCCAAAACTGGGGAAAAGTTTTTACACATCCTGGACAAAACCTGACTCATCGCGGATCGCTTTACCTTTAGCATAGAGACCCGCAATGGTATTTCTAGGGTCGATAAATCGGAGGTCGGAATTATCGGCGTTGGTTACTTTATACCCATGAAATTTTTTTGGCAGCTTCTTAGATCTAAAGACGGCTGAAATATTGCCGCCACGCTTCAGAACATAAAGCGCTTTTTGTTTGTTATCCTCATTCAGTGAATATGTAATATGATAATTTTTTGGAAGCTTGCCCGCTGCCCACAGCAATGCGCGCTTGTAGATTTTTGTATAGTCATAAAATTGAACTTCAGGGAATTTCTCCATGATGCCGAAGCGCTCCCAGTTGACGTCACTGGTCCCATTCAGTCGAACCGCTGGCCTGTAGCCTTGTCGCTTGCATCTCTCAGCAAATAAAAAAATTTCTTTTTGCAGCTGCTGCAGGAATGCCGCGCGGTCCTTCATAAAATATAATGTTTTATTGATTCGCCCGCGTTGTACAGTTTTCATTTGACCGCGTCCCGCTGTGTTTAGGCATGCGGCCTTGCATCCAGCTGAAGCCATCGGGCAAACGTTAAACCCGGAACTTGTAGCCGGCGCCAGGTAAAGGATGGCCGTTTTCCATCCGTAGCTCTGGCCCTTTACGGTCTTAGCGTTGTTATCGAAATTCAATAATCTTTTTGCTCTGTATACTTTCATAATTTTAGGCTGATCCGGCCCCGCCGTCGCGAGACTAGTACATTATTTCAACCGGATCAGGTTTATATATAGGATATTCGGGGAACTTTGTCAATAGCTAAAAAATTTTTTTCCACAGAGAAGAGCTTGAGGGCGGGGCCCACCCAAGAAAAAAAAAAAATAAGACCTTGACAGCTATCTTAGAATATCCTATAAATTATATTAATAACAACAAAGGAGGCCAAATGGCAAAGACAATGACAAAGTATCAACTAGACCACTTTCAGTCTAAGGTGAGAAGAAACTTCAACCCTTTAATTGAAGAGCAGGAACTGTTGGTAAAACAATATAGAGCTGAAGCAACTCAAAAGATAGTCGGTAGGTTAGCAAAGAAAATGGGCGCTGATAAAATCTTAAATGAGTTTAGAAAGGCCGAAGCTACACTGAAGGCGGTACAAGATAAGGCAAGAACCTTCTTCAAGAAGAAAGCGAAACAGAACCCAGAAAAAGGGTTTAACAACTATCGTTTTGAGGACAGGTCAGAAAAACTATCACTTGATGATTGCGAAGAGCAATTAAAAGATTGGGCGCGTGATCTTGTTGATAGGGAAATAAGAAGAAGACCTGAAGGCCTGAAGCTGAAACAACTTGAGGATCTAAAAACAAAAGCAATAGATCAAGTTATGGAAAGCGGAACGCCTGAAGACTTAATCAAGGCACTTGACGCTACAACCAAAAAAATTGGAATTGCGTGGGTCGTGGATACTTCTAAAATAAAACAAATATCAAACTAAGGAAAAAGGGGGCGAAAGCCCCCTTTTAATTCAAGTATAATAATACAAGATAAATGCACCAGCGAAAAACATAATTACAAAATCTATTATTTCCATTATTCGTTTTGAAATATGTTCGCGGATACTGATACGATTTCTGAATTAGCAGTAATATAAACTTTTCTATCTCTATCTAAAAAAGTCATATACAATTTGCCAGTCTTTTTGTTTCTGTCAATTTTGCTTTTCTCGTCCCATTGTCCTTTTATCGTTATGCTTTGACCTTGCATATTTTCTTGACCATTAATATGCTCAGGCGTCCAAGTAGCGATAAATTTATCCCCTTTATTTAGTTTCATATTTTTTCCTTTCTAGTATTGACATTAATGTATTTTCCTATATTGTCAAGTTATGAAAGGAGGAATATATATGGAAGCAGATGTACGATTTGTCGTTCTAAAAATAGAAGAGCAAGATTTAAACACTCAACCTTATAAAGTTGGTGTTGAAGTCGTTGGTTCTTTTACAAACTTAGAAGACGCTAGGAAGTGTAAAGAGGCAAAGGACACTTTGAATAACATCACACCAAATGAATATGACTGGTGTTATACTCAATTCAAAGTCCAACAGATTTTTTATAAGTCCTTTGTCCGAGCTGAAAAAAAATCAGCTTAACTTATAAAAGCCCAAAGTGGACAAGCCGTAGAAGTAGCGAGAGCTGTCCATTTTGGGTCAAGAACCGAGAGAAGAGCATGTGGGCGGGACCCACCCTAAAAAAAAAGAAAAAAAGAAAAACCCAAAATGAACATATTATTTATTTGACATATAAATACTTTCCTTTAATATCCTATACATAAACAAGGAGGACAAATGAGACTGACGAAAGAAATAGTAAATAAGTCAATAGAAATCTTTGATAAACATTTTCCACATGAAAAGAAAATGCCAATCAAAGAAAAAGAAAAAATTGTAAGATTTTTTCTAAAACTGCACGAGCTTGGAGTAAAAATAAAAAGCGACGGAACATGGAGGGCTGAATAATGTTTAAAACTAAAAACGGGTTTTACAGCAGAAAAAGATTCAGCACTACTCAAGCGATAAGTTATTTTATTTATCACAAGCTGAATAAAAAAACACGGCACGCGGTCAGTACGCCAACTCAATGGGGTTATGGTATTCACGATTATAAAACAGGTAAATTGTTTTTGATCGAATACATTTCTTCAGGTCGTTGGAAGTTTTTAGGAAAGCATTTCAATAAACTTGATGACATAAATGAGAAGAAGGCTTACCTAATAAACAGACATTATAACAGGAGGACTAATGAACAAAGATAAAATAGTCGAAGAATTAAAAGAAATCCTTTTTGACTATCAAGACACAATGACAAAAGACGTTGAGCAATCAATAAAGAATTTGATTAGTCAAATTGAAATGAAAGAAGTAAAGGAGGACAAATGACAAAAGAGTATAAGAAAAAAGCTGAAGAGATGAAAAAAATCTTATCAGTAAAAGACAATGCAAAAGAAGAACGAAACATAAAAGTAACTAATCCTTATTCTGGTCAATCAGAAATGCTGACAATGAGCGAAGCGATACATTACTTTATGATTAAGAAGTTTGAAGAGATAGGACAATATAAATTAATGCAGGAAGGTTTATCTAAGTTTAGTAGATTAAATCCGAAAGCATATATGACTTTGTTAGACTAGGATATTCTAGGATAAGTCAAGGGACTAGGCGACCAAAATGGGTCGCCTTTTCCGAGAGAAGAGCATGTGGGCGGGACCCACCCTAAGAGAGGTCCCAATAGGAATTATTACTGCCGTCATAGCTTTATTAAAAAATCGTAAGGGGTGTGGTGTAGTAGGGGTCCCAGAGCTACCCTATATAGTTTGATTTGGATAGTTTTACATGTATATTAGTTTATACCCATATTGAAACATATGCTTACATTAGAAAAAATTAATAAAATTAAAGATCCGATTAAACGTAGAAAGTTGAAAGAAGATCTCGTTAACGCAGATGAGGCAGCTGATAGAAAAGAAGCTCACGATGACTTCTTGTCTTTTGTAAAACAAATGTGGCCTGAATTTATAGAGGGGTCCCACCACGCACGTATCTCAGAAAAATTTAATAAATTAGCATCTGGAGAAATTACTCGT